GTCCGTCTTGCCCAAAGACCGCCAAGCCATTCGCATAAAAACCCAGGTTGAAAACCCAGAAAAGAACGATGTTAACTTGGATCCGGATCCTTGACCCTTGGCCATGAACCAACAGCGCCCCATCATCACGTGATATACGTGCAGAAGAGACGCTATCAGGTTCCGCCGTAGCTGACTGTCTGGCTTTGACATCAGCGGGTTTATTGTGTCGCAAAACTGTTGAAATAGTGTTACAAGTTCGCTAAAAAGTGTGTACTCATGTCCTGAAAAATCTCCGGCAATCGCCTCCAACTCCCCATCTGGGCGGACCTGGCGCAGTCGTGTGTACAACAGCGTCCAGTCCATACCATGCGGGTTCAGTCCCACTGAAATCGGCGTCGCAAATGGTAGCTTCTCTAGCTCCTGCAAAAGGGTGTCAAACACCATGCTCGCTACTACTACATACTCCAACTCCAGTACTGAAAATGTGCGGGCCTTGCCCTCGTCTGCGTCCTGTATTGGCAGCAACTCGTCCTTCAACTGACGCACCGTTACTGCAGGACGTATTGACACGCGCAAGTCGTCCATGAGCTCGTACACCGATGTACGGAACTGCGGGTTGACCTGGTCGCCCTGCAACATGACCGTTTTGCGAGACATGTGCTGACGGCCGTAGCCGGCGCTCTTTGTGTAGTCAAATGGTGAGTACCCGTCGGTGTTGAGCAACACCTCATCGAGTGTTCGCCAGCGCAGCGCGCGTGTGCGGAAGTTTGACGGCAACAGGTCCTGATACGGCATCGACGCATAGAGGGCCGGATCAATGCTGGGCGTGATATTCGGCTCTCCTTTGATATAACCGAACTTGGATGTCGAGGACGTGGTCGGATGTGGGAAGCCAGGTTCTGGTGCCAACCGGGCAGGTTTGCGGGTGGCTATATGATTGATACGTATTGGACCGTGTCGATCACACAGCGGCGGCTCTGATGGGTGCAACTGAGTCTCTGTCAACTGGACCCGAGTGTTTAAACTCGGATTCATCGACGGTGGTAGTCGACCGATCATCTGCGTGCCCGGTATGAACACAGTTCCTGGCTGCAAATCACCCAAACAACGGACTTTCGCCTGAAAATCGGGCCTTGACAGGCTCCCGATGTGGCAGCGGAGGATCCATCGC